TGCCTCGGCACATTCCTCGGCAGTCAATACGTTCGGATACAGTTCTATAAAATTAGAAGTCAAATTTAGACAACTCCCTCGTTCGAGATCCAGATGGAGTCCGCTCAAATACAGGAACAGCATCTTCTTGTCCTGAATCGGTGATACCTTGTTGAGCAGATAACTCTAGATCAAATAGTTTCATTTTACCACGGTCGATCCCAACCATGAACCTTTTATTTATAGCAGGGTCATTATACCGATTCTTCAACTGCTTGACCATAAGTTGACCCATGTTCTCAAGTTCTTCAGTGGAGATGAGAGCAAACATCAAGTCAGCAGTCGCAGGCAAACCGAATGATTCCGAAGTATCAGTCAGATCCACATCACTGTTCGCATATCCACCACGAGTAGTTTGAGTGGCAGAAACAACAGGTAAATCAAACTCAACTGCGAACCCACGAAGTTCTTCAGCAATCGCCTTAACATATGTATAAGAGTTGACACCTGCTCCTGCCTTGAACCGACTGGATGCACAGATATTAAGATAGTCAACGAAGATAATATCTGGACTAAAGTTGCGCTTCAGTTGCAGTTCGTTTAGCAATGCTTTGAAGTGACCGACATGCGCACTGGCAGTTGGATACTCCTTGATGATCAGTTTGCCCTCAGTCTTTTTCTTAATCTTATCAATCCGATTATCGAACATGGACTTTGACAGATCCTTTAGATCCTGAATGTTTACGTTCATCAAGTTCGCATCAATACGTTCAGCGATGCGTTCTTCTGCCATTTCCATGGTGATATACAGAACGTTCTTACCTTGACCCAAGGCACCTGCTGCCATGTGACACATGAACAGCGACTTACCAACACCAGTGCCAGCAAGCGCAATATTCAAAGTCTTATTTGGCAGACCACCATTGGTAATTTTGTTGAACATGTCAAGATCGAAGGGTAACTTGTTTTCAACACGGTGATAGAAGTCATACCGTGATTCAGAATTGTCAAGGTAATCATGTCCAACGTTATTGTCGAAACATACACTCAATGCATCCTGTAGAATTGACGGGATACCATCCTGAGTATGTTGTTTATCTTCACCATCGATAATCTGAATCGACTTCATGATTGCATTGTATACTGCCTTGTCCTTACAGAACTTCTCAGTTTCTTCAAGCAACCACTTCTCATTCACATCAAGAGAATCATCTAGATGCGTCAGTTTCTCATTGATACTTTTAAATTCATTTTCGTTTATACCACGGTCATTCTGCACTGCGATTTCAATTGCTTCGACTGTCGGCAGTGAATTATACTTCTCGATAAAATCTCTGGCATAATTAAAAATCTTGCGCTCGGAAGTATCGTGGAAATATTCTGGTGTTATGAATGGAATTACCTTGCGAGCATAGTCTTCATCAGAAAACAATTTACTCAGGATAATCGTCTCGATCTTCTGCAATTTTTAAATCCTCTATCTCATCATATTCATTTGCAATTCTAATGCAACATGGTTCACAAACAAACATCTCATACTCGAGACCCTCTTCGATACCATGAAGACACATGGCAGGGTCATTCTTTTTCAGAACGACCCCGCATTGATCACATATCTTGATTTTCGTATTCTTCTGAAATATCTTCATCAGAAATGTCCACATTATCACCCTCCATCATTTGCCCATTACCCATACGATAACGATTTTCAATCCACTCACCGAACGTTGGGTCGGTAAGAATTGGCAACCAGAACTCCTTGTTGTAAGTATCATTCAGGCGATACTTCTTTTCTTCACCAACACGCTGGTACCAACCATTGCTTGGTTTCACAACGTGACCAGATGCCAACGAAATATCCAACAGACCTGACCACTTACTGATACCACCCTCAAAGGTAACTTCAATCGGGATCTTTGACTTCTCGCGAACGTAACGGGACTTCTCGACATTGATAATAAAGTTGTAACCAACTACCTCAGTGCCAGACTTCTCTTGCTGACGACCGATGATGAAGATATTATCAGCAGAGTAATAGATACCAGTTCCACCCGACACGATTGCCTTGGGGAACATACCAATTTCCATGTAAGTGTGATTGACCACGACCATAGGAATATCCTTAATGGTAAGGTGCGGAGTAATCATACGGAACAGTGACTTCATCTGCTTAGCACGAGTCATGTCTGCAACCGACTTACCATCGAGAGCATCATCAACTTCCTTCTTGGATGCCAAGTTACCAACAGAGTCAACAACAATCATAACGTTATCGGCACGTTCGAACTGATTAATTTGCTGCATAACATCATGCTTCAACTGTTCAATGTCAGTGATTGGTGTGTGAATAACCATGTCAGTATTAATACCAAAGTTCTCAAAGTATGACTGCGGTGCACCAAACTCCGAGTCATAGAAAAGAATGACACCGTCGGGATACTTGTTCTGGAAACTCTGAATAAGCATCATAGCAAACGCTGTCTTGAAGTGCTTAGATGGACCAGCAAAGACAGTCAATCCTGGAGTCAATCCGCCATCCAATTTACCAGACAAGGCAACATTCAACGCAGGAACTGATGTCTGGATCAGATCCTTAGTGCTGAACAACTTACTCTTAGAGAGAACGTTGGTCTCCTTAATGGTGCTGTTCTTTTTAATTTTATCGATTAATGCATTCATGTAAACATATCCTCTAACGTGGCAACTGGTTCTGTATTCCAACCAATGCCTTCTACAATTTGTTTTAATGGTTCAAGAAAACTCTTATTGAACATTGTATTATAATCTACATACCTATGTATGTCAAGCTCTTTTGGTATTTTACCAATAAAACCAATACAATTTTCGCGAATAGTATTTGGTTCCTTCAAGTATAGGAACTTAATCTTCTCACCCTCTTGAATTGCTTCATACTTCATACTAAGATTGTGCTTCTCAAGCAGGTGATTATACATCAAAGCACCACGAACATGCATCGGTGTTCCTTTGCCGTATATGTCTGCTCTTGATGTATACTTAGCAAGTCCATTGACACTTCGCGGGAAAGCAATATCTTCAGGTTCCATTTTATTGAACAACCCACGAGTGTGCTCAATAAATTTCTGTAGAGTTGCTTCATCTGCAGTCAATGATAGTCTTACTGCTTCCTTGAGACTTTCGCGAACAGGTGCTGGAGTCGAGGAACGAACAATCTCAAGACCCATGACTTTAAGTTTCGGGTCTTTGTATCGGACACCTTCATTATCGTAGACGTTGAGTGCATACCTTTTCTTTGCAACCCAGAGACCACGTTCTGCGATTGCCTCACGTTTGAATACAATTTTCTTTTGAAATGCATTCGTGTAGTCCGCAAGTCCATCGCAACTCTTGTTGATTGCCTCTGTGATTTTCTCTTCGCAGATTTTATCGAGAACATCAATGAGTTTATCACGTGATAGATTGCCATAGAACTTACGAACAAGAGGGTCCAAGGAAATATAACAAGAATCAGTATCACTGTAGAAAGAGTAGTTGTGTCCATTTGTTCCTACGACCTTGTTGAGATAGACGTCAAGTGCCTTACCTACTTCCTGAATAATATACTGACCAGTCGTAGTGATACCCTCGGCAATACGAGCATCATAGTATCGGAAATATTCATTCGCCAACGCACCGAACAGTGAGTTCAACTGAATCTTTCTTGCCATCTGAAAGTTATTATACTTCGAGATGTCGTTCTTTAGTTTGGGATTTTTAGTTTCCTCATATTCTTTCTGTGCGATAATCATCAGTTTCTTATACCGCTGTCGGTCATCAAAGAACTTCTGAACAATCTCAGGAAACATTCCCATCTTTTTACGAGTATAACAATAACCATTAGCAGTCATGCAAACATCATCTTGTTTGAGATCTTCGAGATTATAACTATGCTTGAGCAATCCTTTCACCGTTGTGTCTTTTACTACACCCTGAACGAAAGTTTCTGGTGATTGATTGTACTGCATAATGATAGATGGATACAGCGAGGTAGCATCAAAAGAAACAACCCAGTCATACCTTCCTGCCTTTGGTTCTTGCACATACGCACCCTCAATAGTCCTACCCCTGTTTTCTTTCTTCTGGGGAATCTGGATATTTTGATCATGCAAGTGATTGTAGATAATACAATCCCATGTGCGAACCTGTGAGAACACATC